GGCTGCGCGGGGGTCTCCGCGGCCCGCGCGCCGGGGTGGGGGTGGGGGGGGGGGGGGACGGTCTGGTCTTGGTACAGGCGAGGAACCGTGCGGCGATGGAGGCCGCATGGAACGATGATACGCGGATCGAAAAGATGATCTATGAACTGAATTTCGGAGCATTCTCTAAGGAAAGGCTGGTGTAAGAAATGGAACAGAGTAAACAGCAGCAGATACGGAAATTGACCGACCGGCTGAACCGATGCCGGTATGAATACTACAATCTCAACGCACCGTCTCTGACGGATGCCGAATATGACGCGCTTTTTGATGAACTGAGTGCGTTGGAAAAGGAAACCGGCTTCAGCATGACGAACTCGCCCACGCAGACGGTAGGCTGCTATCCCGCTGTCAGCGCCTTGGTGAAAACAACGCATCCGATTCCGCTGCTGTCGTTGGATAAAACGAAGAGCAGCGCGGAGCTTCTGCGCTTTGCGGGAGAGCAGATGGTCATGCTGATGCTCAAGCTGGATGGCCTGACGGTAAAGCTGACCTATGAAAATGGCCTTTTGATGGAGGCCGCTACCCGCGGCGACGGAGATACGGGTGAGAACATTACCCACAATGTACTGGGGATCTCCGGCATCCCGGATAAGATCCCATACAAGGAACGGCTGGTTGTTACCGGCGAGGCATTTATCCGTCCCAGCGATTTTGAGGCGTTAAGGGACACGCTGCGGGACGGAAATGGCGAACCTTATAAAAACGGGCGCAATCTGGCTGCCGGCTCTGTCCGTCTGCTGGACTGCGGCGCCTGCAAGGATCGCCGTGTGACCTTTATGGCTTTCAACGTGCTGGAGGGCTTTACAGAATACGCTTGGAAATCGCAGCGGCTTCGGGCCATCGAACAGCTCGGCTTTCCCATCTGCAAATATCTGGCGAGCAAGCAGGCGTTGACGCTGTGGGGAGACAGGATATTTGAGAAATGCGGGATAAGGCGGGATGAGAGGGGAGACGGCGGGAAAACCCTTGAAATACGCGGGAAACGGCGACTTTCGGCGCGGGACGGAGACGCGAATTATCAACAATCTTGAGATGAGGATGCGTCGGCGGCGGTCGGCGCTTTTTTCACGCCCACGAGGCCGCACAACGGCGACGGCGCGGCGAGGCGCACACATACGCAGAATACAAAGAAGCCCCGGAAACGCCCGTATAACGGCATTTCCGAGGCTTTTAGATGGTATGAGCCGCTCGGCCCCGTCCCGGAAGTCACAGCAGCAGACCAAGAGGACGAGAGCTTCGCGGCTCATGCTGCTATTGTAGCAGACGCGGCGGCGGATTGCAAGAGGGGCAAGCGTGCTAACGGAGCGTTAGAGCGTGCGAGTTTTGGGGAAAACGGGGCTTTTCGGCGCGGATCGGCGGGGATTAGGGCGTGCGCTGGCCGTGCGAGGCGTGCGCGGCGGGGCGGCGAAGCGGGGCAAAACAGGCGGCGAGCAATGGGACAAATCTGCAAAACCGATGGGACTGTGTCCCATTGCCCTGTTTTCAAGGGTTTTCGGGCTTTCGACCCTCGTTTTTCGCCGCTTCATCAATGGGACAGAAAACAGATTTACAACTAAATCAAAACAGCGCAAAAAATCAAGCGGTTCCACCTTGGGCTTCAGCGTCCTCGGCGGGGCCGCTTTTTGTTGCGGAGCTGCCGTTGTGATACGTCCAGTAAATAGACTCTTTTTTCCGTTCGACATGCTTTCGATATTTGAGATGAACGAGGTCAAAAATGTCCTCCCGCTGCTCCTCCGGCAGGAGGCGATACATGGCGATCAGATCGGCCTCCTCGCCCTCCAGCGGCGAGCCGTCGCAGATCAAACCCGCCGTCTTCTGATGGGCGAAGAGGTCGTCGCTCGCTTTTGCGGGGGACGGTTCAATTTCGAGTAAGTAGTCGGCGGACACCTCGAAAATTCGGGCAAGCGAAGCAAGCGCATTATACCCCGGCTTGCTTTTCCCAGTCTCCCAATCGCCGACGTTTCCGGGAGAAACGCCAACTTCTTTCGCAAGCTGGCCTTGGGTAAGGTTCTTTTCAGAGCGTAGTTTTTTTAGTAGGGCACTGAACACAAAAATACCTCCTCGAAATTGCGGGTAATTCACACGCAAAACTATTGACAAACTCGTAAATGCGAGCTATACTAAGTGCGAAAAGTGGTTTATGAATAAAGCAAAATAAATCATAGCACACCCCGACCGAAAAGGAAATAGCAAATCGGCGAACGGTAGAGTAAAAGCGAGCGGCGAGGGTCTTCCCCCCTTACTTCAATTCATTCCCGGCGTTACAAATTGGGCAAAGCACCACACGGCGGACGCCTCGCCGCCGTATGGGAGTACCGCAAGAGCAGCACCGATGCTTCGAAAGTTTACAAACCGAAGCATAGCGAAAGAAGTCGAGAGAGCTTGCGCGGTTGGAATCGGCAGGTGTTGGCGCACCGCAGATCCTTTTAGAGGAAGTCGTTCTGATTCTCATTTCTCAGCGACCCTCGCCGTTCACTTTTACTCTACCACAAACGCCGAGAAAAGGAAAGGAGGCAGATCATGAGACGCGGCAAGAAGCCCACCCGCAAGCAGAAGATCCGGCTCGGGCAAGCGGGCCTCGCCCCGGAGAACTGGCTGGTCGTGAAGCAGAAAGCAAACGGCGAGCTAATCATTCTGAACAAGTACCACGACACAATCCGCGTCATCCCGCCACTGGCCGGATGAGCTTTGCAGGAAGGAGCAGCAGCATGAAGGAGCAACCGCACATCTGCCCGCTGTGTGGGCGAGCATACAACGAGCCGCCCGCGCTGTCGCGAGCGGACAACCAGACAGACATCTGCCCGAGGTGCGGCATGATGGAGGCACTGGCGGCCATGCCGAGGCGGGAAACGCCACAGGAACGGACGCGGCGGGCCGTGTACGCCACGGGCAACCGCTGGGCGATTGAGAACTTTGAAGCGACCCACCACTAAGCCGAAACGCCCGGAAGGGCGTCACCGGGAACTGCCCCACCCGGTCTGAAGATGGCAGGGCAGAAAGGAATGACGGCAGCATGAGAAAGATCAAGAAGATCAACGGCTTCCTCGTGGTCAAGTTCAACGACCGCGAGAAGCGCGAGTACGAGGGCACGGCCCTCGGAGAGTACGGCGTGATCGACGCGGAGGTCTACACGGGCAATCTGGACATCGACCGGGGCGCGATGGAGTACGACGACGCGGACACGCTGGAGGTGGCCGTGGAGCTGGCACGGGGGCTGGAGTCCGAGGAGGACATCACGGACGAGCCGCCCACCTACACCGCCGCCGTGGAAACGAATGAGAGCTATACCGAGGAGGCGATGGAGCCTGCCGCCCTGATCGAGGGCTGGACGCGCCGCCTTGCCACGCGGGTCAAGAGCAAGCACTACCCCGACACCGATCCGCGCACCGCCGCGCACGAGCTTTACGGCTTCAAGATGGCGCTGCATCAGATCGGCTTCCTGCCGGAGAGCGAGGTCATCACCGACCCGGACACCTTCGGCGCGGGACGGCTGGACGGCCCCATGCCGCGCAACCCCGAAGAGCTGCTGGCGTTCGTGTGCGACGAACGGTGCAAGAACCGGGCCGGACACACGCAGGAGGAGCTGGACGCCATTTGCGCGAAGTGCCCGCTGGGACAGCTCTACGAGGACGCGGAGGCACAAGACCTACGCATCCGGGAGCGGAGCGAGCGAGCGCTGCGGGAGCACATCGAGGGCGTGAGGCACGCTGAGGACACCCTGACCGCCCTGCTTGGCGGGCATGAGGCGCTGGCCTACCTTGCGGCGCTGCGGGACGGACAGATCCTGCAGGAGAACGAGCGCGAGCACTATGCGGCGCAGATCGCCGAGGCGGGCGCAGCGTGGGAGACGGTGCTGGAGGGCGTGAGCTTTGAAGCCCTCTCCCGGCTGCGGCACCTGCTGCGGGAGGTGGACGAATACACCAAGGGCGGCGGCGAGCTGTTCAACGGCTTCCAGCACGAGACAGAGCGCATCCCGGCGCATCGGCTGGAGGAGCTCCACCAGCTCGGGACGGCGCTTCTCGGCGAGTGCCCGGAGAACGACTGCACGATCTACCGCAACGTGTTCCGCATGGCGGTCGACGTCGACGGGCAGATGGGCAAGCTGACGGGCCACGCGAGGGAGACGATGCAGCGGGAGTATGATCGGCTGCTCCGGGAGCTGAACCGCCTCTACACCATGAACCACGCGGTGAAGAAGTACCGGGAGGCGCAGCATGACAGGACTTGAACTGCTCAAGGCCCCGGAGGCCACGGCGGGCGAGATCGCGGATATCATCTCCGCGCCCTGTCCACCCACTATCCCCGCCCACTGCGACGGCGTGAGCTGCCGCGCGTGCTGGCTGGCATGGCTGACAGGCGAGCCACTCAAAGGGAAAGAGCCGCCCGACAAGCGGACGGCTCCGGATGATGCTCCCGCCTACTACCATCCTCCAGTGAAAGCAATCCGAGAGGCGGCGGAGAGGATCAGGGAGGGGCGCATGGAGTACGCAGCAGAAGCGCTCACTCGCCGCTCCGCTCCAGAAGAGCCTCGACAGCCTTGAAGGCGTAGGCCCTTGCGACTACTGACGCCGCATAATAAGTTTCCCGGCAGACGGCAACAATCGCCGCCTTCTGGGCCTCGGTGAACCCAGCGTCAACGTGCTCGCCAGAGTCGAGAATGGCAGAGCGAAGACGCTCGCCGAGAATAGACCAGTCAACGTCGCGGCTCTTGTCGACCTCGTCGAGTACACGCTCGACGGCATCAAGGGCAGCATCAGCCATAGACAACACCCCCTCCCCGGGCAGCGGCCCAGCTCCATTATACACGATCGGGAGGGCAAAGGAAAGGAGCAGCAGAATGTTCAGCACAGAAGACCTCAAGACCGCGATCGGCGCGACCGTCATCGCACGGCGAAACGCGGCGGCGCGGCTGCGGGAGGCGGGCAACCCCCGCGACCCGCTCCGGGCACTGCCGGGGGTGGGGCAGCAATTCTTTGAAGCGGCGCAGAGCGTGCGCAGCTACGACCTCGTTCTCAACTTACTTGAGAGAGAAGTAAAGCGGGAGGCGCGAAAGCGTGCGGGGCGCACGGCGCAAAGCGCGGCGGCGTTCATCATCACGGCGGGGCTCATCATCCTCGCGACGCTTGGCTTCGCGGCGGCGCTGCTGCTGATGCGCTGCCCTGTCCCCGCCGTGAGCGTCACCGCGTTCATAGGCGTGGCAGTCTCGCTGGGCTGGGCGGTCATTCGGAAGTAAGTCTAAGAACGATGGGAAAGGAGGGCAAGCGATGAGAGGCCCGAAGAAACGGCTGGCGCCGGTCGGGGAGATGGCG